AAATGTACATAAATGGTGTTACAGCCACCAATGGCAACTCCAAGCTTCCATGCTGACAATACAGGAGGTGTCCCTCGTTACGCAATTCAGCCAGTTCCTCATAGGGTGGATTTGATTGAGTAACACCGTTCGCTAGCTCTTCAATAGTGACTCTCAACGGAACCGAAAGATTAACTTTTCCGGTCTGACCGTTGACACTGGTCACCAGTGCGGAGGTCAGGAAGTTGCTGTCGTCCACCAGATCGCTAATTTTTTTGGGAATATCGGTCTTTTCCGCCAGAGAGCGCTGATTGATGACCGTGGTCCCGTTGGAACGCACGACAACATGGTACAAGGTTCTGTCGATTGTTCCGGAAAACAGAAAGTCCATATCCGTTACAGCCTTCAAGGGAAGCCGGATACCCAGGTAGTCGCACTGGAGCGCATAGCCGGCCTCATAGGCTGCCAACCGATCGGCATATGGCTGTTCTGCCCTGTTCGAAGCGTCGAATGTAACCAGGTATACCGGAGCAGGTGCTTCTGTCAAAAAGCCGCTGTCATTGGTCAACTGGCTTACCTTGGTGGGAATTCCCACCACCAGTTCCTCGGAGCCGTCATATTCTGCCGTTGCCGCACCGATAAAGGTCAGCTTTTTGGGGTTGGGTAGCTTGGATTTCTCCGTTGCCAGCGGTGTGCAGACACATTTGATGTCCTCGCCGGAGGTCATGTTGACACAGTATTCAGTCTGATCTTTCACCGTCCGGAAGATAAATTCCCGGCCACCGTTGGGGTACGACAAAGAAAGCAAAAGCCCGTGCTCCATCCAATAACACAGCAGCATCTTTCCTGCCCGATAGGCAGCTGCACGTTCATCAGGAGTTTTGTCGGCAGTATAGCTCCCATCTTCATTTTTAGTAACAGTCACCACATAAGCCGCCCGGTTGGCCTCATTGACGGCAGCCACCAGGCTTGACTTGTCATCAGTGTCCAGCTGCTCCAGGCTGCCCAACTTTCCTTGCATTTGCTCCCACAGACCCGTAGTGGGCTCTGTGGAAGGATCGCCCTCCGGGTCAGTGCCGGGGCGCACCGGCTGGGTCACCGCCCAGACCGTGGGGATGGCGATCGTTTCTGTGCTGTCGATGCCGTAAACACCGATCTGCACCGGTTGTCCCGGCTGAGTCAGCACCTCCCAGGGGATCGTGGCTTCATTGCCGATATCCGCCACCGTCACCGTCTTTTCACCCTGACGGAATACGGCTGTCTTGATCAGTTCTGCCCAATCCTCACCGAATGAAAATCGGGCTTTTGCGCCGCGCAAGCCCACCGTCAGCGGCTTCTGGAAACGGATCTCCGCCCGGGTGGAATGTACTTCAATTTTGATCAATTTCTCATTCCTCCTTCTTTTGTTCCAGGCTATCAAGCTCCATGTTCAACTCCATGTTCAGCTGTTCGGTGAGCCGGTGAAGATAGCGGATCACCTGCTGCAGCTGTTCATGGGTGTTCGCCCCAGGGATGTGGGGCGGATCGATCTTAATCATGTCAGCTCACTTCCCTTCTCCAAAGTCTTGGTGATGGAATAGAGCTTGCACATTCCGGTGCCCTGGAGCTTCAACCGCAGCTGATCACAGCGCCGGGGCCGGACCGGCAGCGAGAAGCTTCTCAAATCCGTACCGTATACCTGCCCCAGCTTCACCCATGTCTGCTCCCGGTCGTATTGAGCATAGACCTCCAGAGTTGCCCCAGGATCTAACGACAGCCGCAAGGTCAGCCGGGAGATATACTTCTGCTCCGGCTGCTCCAGCCCCAGATCCCCGGTGACAGCCATCCAGGAAACGGTTTCTTCCGGCGTACCGGTATTACCGGTCAGATCCCAAATATCTCCCTGCGCACCGAACAGGCTATCCCAGGCAGAACAAAGCACTCCGTGAATGCTGTTTTCACGATGCCACATTCTCCTGGCAATGTCGTATACAAACAGTTCTCTCTTGCCTGTACTGTCCTCCATACTGAGGTAATACTTGCGGTCATGGATCGCACCCACCCCATTGCGATAGCGGGCATTTCCAAGGGCTTGGCCAATCTCTACCGCCCCGCCGCCATCATCCGCAAACACACCAAAGACCGATTTATAGAACACCGTGCCGTCACATACCGCCAGACTGCTTTCACTGCCTTTTTCAACACCATTGCAGTTGACCGTTGTTATTTGATGGGCACCGGTAGCACTGGGCCAAACCTTGTGCTTGCAGTTCTCTTTATAAAAGACCGGATACCCATTCTGCACCACCGCTCCGGTAAATTCACCGGGAGTGCCCACATTGCCCACCCAACTGTCAGTAGACAGTTCCTGGAAGCAGTTCCAGTTTTTAAAATCTCCCAGTTTGCAGGCATAAAGCTCGTTGGTATTTTTTGAACACCCCCAGAGCCGATTGCCCCATTCTACGATAAAGTCCAACCGGGGGACTGTTCGCTCAATCTTAACAGGGTTATCTTTGCAGCCCTGGGTAATACCAGCTTCGATAACACCGTCAACAATGATCGCACTTTGATGCGGACAGTCTGTAATCGTGTGCAGACCGTTAAGATCGGCAGCCTGACCGATAAAGCCTGTGATATTGACTGTATCACCAACGCTGAATTGATGGCCTTCCAAGCCATCGGCTTCCAGCTTAACGGTTGTATGCTCCACCTCGACCCACTTTTCCTGCGGTACAGAATACCGCATCACCTGCGGCGGGCTGACGGATGTATCGACCCAGTGGGAATAGCTTTGCGGGTCACTGGGAGGGTCTACCCCCCGATAGCCTTTCTGGAGTGGTGTTCCATCGGCCAAATACAGATCGAGATCGATGGAGCCTTCCGCAATTCCCTTGGACTGAAAGATACGCCCAGAAACCAAATCATCTGTATTGACCCATATCATGTCCGGTGCGATGATCAGGTATTTTCCCATTAAGGCAAGGGATTTCAGACCCGGCAAAAGGGGATGGACCACCGTTCTGATTTTTCCGTCTGCTCCCAGCAGATGCAATACCCCTTCTTCCGGGTCATCAGAACCCTGCGGAGTTTGTTGGTTCACTGCGATAAACAGTCCGGTACCGGGAACATAGAGCATTCCAGTAGCGTATCCTCCATCTTGCAACGAATACAAATGACGCCCCCGTTTTCTTCTGGTGGACAACACCGGGTAGTCATCGGAGGTCAGGTTTTCCATCTCATAGAACTCACCGCTGCCGATGCGCAGGTTGTGGTTGTAGCCCTTGAACTTATCCAGCCGCTGCCGGTAAGGGGCTTTGGCCTTTAATCTTGGATATGAGATCATGGCACACCTCCTTAAAGGTACCGAAAGCGCTGCGTCAGGGGCAGATGGGTTCGGTTGTAGTGATTGGCAAAGGCAGAGAGCACCGCCTGATACATTCCCATGGACCGGTTGTAGCGGTCGAATTCCGCCTGGTGGTAATCCATCTGGGCTTCCAGATAGTGCAGATACATCTCATCATAGGGGTGCGGCACCAGCAGTTCCTGCTCCAAAGGTGTCTGGGCATCATAGGGCCGGAAGGTCACCCCATCCTCATGAGTGCGGATCAAGTCCTGATCCACCAGTCCGTCCACCTGGGACAGCCACTGGATTTTTTCCTCCTGGCTGAACGTATTGTGCCGCAGCGCATCCACTCGCCCGATGGCTTCCAAAATCGTCATTGGCACACCTCCTGACCTTCTCAGCCCTTGACGGTCTTGCTTTCAAACAGGGAGATAGCCTCCAGCATCTTCTCCTGATGATCCAGGACCTCCTTGACGAACACCGGAACCTCCACCTCTTCGCCACGCTTGATGATGCAGGTGTAGTTGTTCACGGAAACGAACACATCGTCCGGCTCACCCTTGATTTTGGGCAGCTTGATCTTGATCTTCTTAACTTCATTTTTCTTGGTTTCAGACATATAAAACACTCCTTTTTCAATCTTTGTTAGTAAAATTGTTTTGCGAAGGGGGGACAAGAGAACCGTCCCCTTGTCCCCTCCCGGTTACTTATCAGTTCTCCTTCATGTCCGGCTTAGAGAAGCGGTTGGAATAGCTTTCCACACGGACGATGTAGTTGTCGATCAACCGCTCTGCGGTACGCAGGGCCTTCCAGCCTACGGAACTACGCTGGTCAAGGGGATCGGCAGTACCGGAGCTGCCCTTCTGCTTGACGATGATCTGCAGACCGCCGCCCTCAACCTCGGTGATGCCGTAAGCATCGGCGCCCAGGAACAGGGTGGCGAAAATGCCGCCCTCATAGATCTTGGCCTCGGTGGTCTGGACGAAGCGGACACCGGCGATCTCACCAATCTCACCTTCAAACAGCTTCTCGGGATCGGCATACTTGTGAGCGCCCACCCACTCGGGGTCACGCATCAGGTCATAGGCCACATAGGGGTGAATGATGGCAACGTACTTGCCGTTGATGGTGGGGGCGTTCTGGGCACGGAGCTTTGCCACCACCTGCATGACCACGTCCACCGTCAGCTGGCAGCCCTCGGTCAGGTCATCACGGGAGAGGATCTCGGTCTCAACACCGTCCACTACCTTGGGACAGTAGGTCACGTTGGTGCCAGCCTGGAGCACATCGCGCACCACGGTATCCAGAGTAATGCCTGCCTGTCTGCCCAGCAGCTTGGTGGCTTCCAGAATGGTATTGTCCACTGCGGTCAGCTCCAGCAGATCGGTCTGGGTGATGTAGTCACCGTACTGCTTGACGGTGGCAGTGACGGCGGTCACGTTCAGGCTCTTGCCGTCGGGGGTCACGCCCTCGGTCAGGGGTTCCACCGCCTTGGGCAGAGAGGTAAACTTCCGGAACTCGATGATCTTACCGCCGTTGGCAGGAATGGGACGTGTCTGACCGAACTGCTCGTGGACCAGATTGGCACCGGCCTCGTCGATCAGGGTTTTGTCGTAAAATGTCTTCATCTCGGCACTGAGGCCATCCGTGGTCTGCAGATCCGCAAACAGCTGCAGACCGGCTCTTTCGTTAAAAATAGTGTTCATATACATTTCTCCTTTCAAAATCTGATAATTTCGCCCCGCTGGACACGGCGAATGATGTCCTGTCGCTGGGCCTTACTCATGTGGGAAACCTGATCCGCCACCAGCGTGGTGCCACGGTTTGACATGGCATTTTCGCTGGGTCTTGCACCGTTGGCGGCGATGCGATTGGCAAGCCTTTCTTCCACCGCCTTGGCAGTGTAGTGCATGGCGGCAGGGATGATCTCGTCCCGATGGGCAACCAAATAGGCATCCCCCACATCCACGCCGGAGCTCAGAAGCTCCATAAACCGGGGATTGCGAACCTCCCGGGTAATGTCCAAGGAGGGGTAAAGCTTCTTTGCCTGCTGGGCCTGCCACATCCACTGCTCATACTGCTGCTTGGCACCGGCTCTGCGTTCTGCCTCCTGAGGCTGAGACTGAAGAGCCTGGGCCAACGCCTGGGGATCCTTCGCCTGGATGCCGTATTTTTCCGTCAGGGCGGTTTCCAATGCCTTGTACTGCTCGAGGGTCTTTTCCTGGCTCTTGAGCCGTTTGCGGACGATGTCCTGTACCCTGGCGTTGTACTGGTCTTTGAACTGTCCCTTAATCAGTCGGTCAAATTCAGCCTCCGGATCACCGGCAACATTGTCAGACAGCCGGGCGGTGTCTGTCTGCTGCTTAACGCCCTGCACCCCGGCGTCGGGTGCCGTTTCGCCCGTATTTCCAGCCGCCTCTGCAAAGAGCTGCAGCATAGAATGTAAATTATTCATAAAACTTTCCTTTCTTTGACTTTCCAACTGCTCGCTAAATTGAAATTTGAAGATTTCCCGTAGGGACACCCGTCCTCGGGTGTCCGGTGATTTTGCATTGCAAAATCATATTGCCGACAGGCAATTATCTAATATTTCCCTTTGGAAAATCCGAAAATG